TTAGATAAAAAACGCGCTTTACGTGGTTTAAATGACGCGGAAACGACTCGGTGGTTAGCAAATGCCTCTGAAGCAGATAAAAAAAGAGAAAGTATTTTATTGGCTGATGTATTAGACGCGCAATCGGACGCGTTCGCGATCAGGGCAGAACAAAGTTACAACAGAGCAATGGATTTAGCCGGTAAGAGTGTTACTGCTTAATCAATATCAATTACAGTACCATCATCACCTGTTAAAGCCTTCATGACATCATCTCTCGTCATAAGGACTTTAGTTTGATTGTCCATAATATTAAGCTTCTCTTTAGATTCAATATCCATTTGCTTTATCTCAACCCTGTTCTTATTTTGCTCTTTAGCGGTGTGAAGCTTACTAAGAGTGTCAATAGCAGATGATGAAGCTTTAATAAGTTCAGCTAAAGAAGCAACATCTCTGTTCTCCGGAGCTGAGGCTATATATTCTTTTACATCATCGACCATATCAACTGAACTGTTGATAAGAGAGCTAGTTTTCTTAACAAGAAATTCCTCAAGATTGTCAAGATCGATTTCATCAGCAACCTTTTTGATATCAGTTGTATCTTTATTATGACTCTTAATTTGAGTTAAGATGTCATTAACTGCAGTATCGATTTCGTTACTCACACACTTATTTAATCTTAACTATTGATTTCGATAGCATTTTAGCTATAATAAATATGTATGTTACTACAATTTGAAAAGACCCATGTAGATGCTGTTCTACCTGGTAAGAATCATGATAGTGATACAGGTATGGATGTTACTTGTATTGAGGACTTTACTATACCAGCCGGTGGTTCAGCAGTAGTCGGTGTAGGTCTTAAGTTTGCCTTTATCCAGCCAGGTTATTGGATTAAGGTCGAAGGTCGTTCTGGTCTTGGCTTTAAACACGGCATTATACCTCATCCAGGTATCATTGATAGTGGTTATAGAGGTGATGCTGGTATTAAGCTTTATAACCTTACTAGTACAGATTACGAAGGTAAAGCTGGTGATCGTATCGCGCATTTGGTCGTTTATGTTAATCATAGTGTAAACGTAACAGAAGGTGCTGTTGTAGAGTCAGAACGAGGATCTAAAGGCTTCGGTAGTTCAGGTAAGTAAGTTATGGTTGAGTTTGATAAGATTTGGGTTGAGAAGTATAGACCGCATAAGCTGGAAGATCTTATTCTTGATGATAGGTCGTTGAGAATTGTTAAGCAGTTTAAAGGTGAAATACCTAACTTGCTGTTTGTTGGTAGTCCGGGTACTGGTAAGACGACGTTGGCTCGTATTCTAGTTAATGAAGTGTTGGGTTGTAACTACCTTTACATTAATGCTTCCGACGAATCCGGTATTGATGTTATACGTCATAACATTACTAACTTCGCTCAGACTAAGTCCTTCGATGGGGGTATAAAAGTAGTAATTCTAGATGAGGCTGACGGGCTAACCTCTCAGGCACAGGCTGCGCTTCGCAATACTATGGAGACGTACGCTAAGTACTGTCGGTTTATTCTTACCGCTAACTACAAGCATAAGATCATACCCGCGTTACAGTCTAGATGTCAATCATTAGATCTTAAACCTGTAATCGATCAAGCTGTTAGAAGATGTTATACTATATTACAACGAGAAAATATAAATATAAGTGATGAGCAAAAGAAAAAATTCGTCATGTTGGTTAAAAGGTTCTTCCCAGATCTCAGAAAAACTATCAATGAGCTGCAAAAGTCGGTTATTGATGGTGAGCTTTGCATTGATAGTAACGGGTGTGACAGCGAGTTACTTCAAAAAATCTTCGAAGGTGTTCAAAAAGACTCGCTAGGTTTACGTAAGTATCTTATCGAGAATGAGGATAGGTTTCAAGGTGATTATGATACGCTATTAGCTAACTTTCTAGACTATCTATATAACCAGGATATAGCAGATATGAAAAAGAAAGAGATGATAGCTATTATTGCTGAGCATCTCTATAAAAGCGCCTTCGTAGTAGATAAAGAGATTAATGCATTTGCATGCTTAGTCAATCTTGAACGGGCGCAATAAAAAAGAGGAGCTTAAGCTCCTCTTTCTTTATAAAAGGCTATCGACCTTACTTCAACCCCTGTAAGTAGTTTACTGTATGTGGTTGAGTAGCATTAGGTAATGTTGTATTATCAGTTGGTAGCTTTAATGCTGTCTGAGTTAATTCACCATTACCTCTATCTGTCTTATTAGATAGATTCTCTTCATCTTCTTCAACTTCTTTAGGCTTAATGTTTACATTATCCTTACGACGCCATGCGTCAGGTATTGGAAGGAGGTTTGGAGCATACTGCACTGGTTGACCTATACAACAAGGAACGGATACTTCTGAAGTATAACGACCACCTCCTGTATCTAAAGCAATATCTAAAACTGGCTCTAATTGAGCAGTATCACTATTACCTGGGTATCTAGATGGGTCTTCGTTTTTAATGTTAATAACTCTTATGTGTAACCCTGAATCAATCATTTGATCAAGTACATCCTTAATGTTATCACCTAAAGACTTATAAGCGTCATCACTTTTAAATTTATCATTAAACTTAAAAACATCACCAACTAAAAACCCACCACGCTTGAAACGTTTCATGTACGATTCAAATAGTGGTTCAAATTTCTTTTCTCTAGCTCTAGCCATATCTATATTTATGCTTTAAATAAGCATTATCCTTATTTTATTTGTAAACCTTTACGCCTTGAAGCTTTGGACGAGCGCCATGCTTAGGACTTTTACCTTCAGTAAATGTCTCTGCTTAACCATCCTCATCCCATGTCCAGCTACCTTCCTGGTTAAAATCAATTGGTCTATCAGATTCAACAGCCCATTCGCGACCCTCTGGATGCTGATAACACTTCTTAACTATACCACCACTCTTAACAGTCTTGATAAGATCACCTTCTGGTTGCCTGTATTCCATTGGTTGAATGCTACCTTCCTCGTCATTTTCAATAACAGTGTATTTATGTGCCTTCTCAGGCACTTCTTCATCATGATCTTCAAGCATTACAACCTCTGCACTTTCCGCAACAACTCCGACAAGTTTGCCATTGTGCTCAACATAGTACTCTTCTACTATACCGTCTTCATTAAGATTGTGGTGAAGTATCTTTTTAATTGACTCCCCAAACGGAGGAGCTTTAATGTGAGACGCTCAATCGTGTTCAACGTTACCACCTTTATAAGCTGGTGTACCGTCTTCGACAGGGTTTGAAGCATCAATGGACTCCTCAAGGACTTCCGCGTTATTATCTTTATTGATCTTAAAATAAGCTTCACTGAGCTTTTCTATATCATTTTTAAAATTATTATGTTGATTTGCCATATTATTATTTATGCTGTCCTATAAATAATAATATGCAATTTGATGATTTAGTTGAAAGATTACTTAAAGAGGCAAAAGAAGCTCCAAAAGGAAAACATTATACAAGTAGAGGCTCTTTAAAATCTGGTGATGCAGATGCTGATGGTGACGGAGGGCCTAAGTATCGTTCAGACCCTACTTACAAGAATCCTAATGAAGATAATGAGCATAACGAAGAGGATGCTGAAGGTAAGATCGATAAAGATCGAATGAAGTGTAACTCACCTCGTCGCACATCAGGTGGATCTAAGAAGTTTGTTGTTAAAGCATGTAAGAATGGTAAGGAGAAGGTTGTTCGTTATGGAGATCCAAACATGAAGATCAAAAAGAGTAATCCTAAGCGACGTAAATCTTTCCGAGCTCGTCATAAATGTGATCAGAAGAAAGATAAGTTAACTGCTGGTTATTGGAGCTGTAAGAAGTGGTAAGATTAATTATGCGTAACAGCATACATGATTAAATAATATAAATGGCCATACGCTTAGATAACTTAAAGCAATCTACTACAGAGGTAAACTCTTTAGAGAACGGTTATCTGTATAAAGATATAGATCTAGATCTTTCTTTCGATCGATACGCTAAGAAAGAGTTATATTCAAAAAGCGAGCCTAACGATTTATCTGAATTACAAGATGGATCTGCTATTCTTAATTCTGTTAAGAATATACTTACAACTACTCCCGGTCAGAAGTTACTTAACCCAACCATCGGGTTAGATCTTCGAAGTTATTTGTTTGAAAGTGTTAGCAATACAATTTCTTACTTTATAGGCTTAGATATATACAATAGCTTAGGAGTTCAAGAGCCGAGAGTTAATCTCAACGAGATAACTATTGAGGGTATACCAGATGAAAACCTATACCGTATAGCAATTGGCTTTTCAATACCAAATTTAGATATTTACAATTTATCACTAAACGCAACATTAAATAAGGAAGGATACGTAGTAGTATGAGCTTAGAAAATTTCACAGATTATAAATTACCAAAAAATGCTTATCTTAGCTTTGACGCGACTAGTCTTAAGTCGTTAATCATAGATAGGTTAAACGAGAACGAAACATTCACCGATCAGAATTTTGAAGGTTCTAACTTCAGTGCTTTTATTGATGTTGTTTCTTATATGTACCATGTATTGCTGTTTCAGCTTAACACTACATCTAACGAATCAACATTTAATACTGCTACCATATATGATAATATGAGTAAGCTTGTTTCTAATATTGGTTACAAACCTCAAGGGGACCAAACATCACTACTTAACTTTAATTTAGCAGCTCGTAATTTAAATGCTAATGTTTATACTGTACCTCGCTTCTCTTCTGTAGATGTAAATGGATTTACATACTCAACGCTTGATGATATAACATTTCAAAAAGTAACTAATACTATCCTAGAGACTGTAGCTGTTAGTAACAATAACTTATACCAAGGGGCAATAACAGAAGCTACGTTTAGTTCAATTGGTGAGCCATACGAAACTATTACTCTAGTAGATACATTTACTACACAACAAGTTGTTAAAGTTACGAGAACAGTAAATGACCAACAGTTTATATCTGATAATTCTTTTAGAGTCTTTGTGCAAGATGCTGATACTAGTGTTTGGACAGAATGGTCTGAGACAGTTTCTTTATTCTTAGAGTCTCCAACTGCTACATCATATGAGAAAAAGTTTAACGAGGGTGGAAACTACGATTTCCGATTCGGTAATAATAATAACGGTAGACAGTTAAACGCTAATGATACAGTTTTAATATTTTACATTACTTCTAATAATGAAGTCGCGTTGGCTAGTCCAAATGCTATAACTAGTAGTACTTTTAATTTATATACATCTCCTGCGTTTAATGAGATATCTAATTATATTTATAATGCTGATTTAAATCTTATAAATACATCTAATAAAGATACTGTACTTATATCCAACCAATTTCAATCAACCCCTATTAAACTAGCTGAAACGGTTGATCAAATCCGCGATAACGCTCCAAAGATCTTTTCAACGCAAAACAGATTGGTTTCAAAAACTGATTACGAAACACAAATTAACCGTAACTTTAATAATATAACTAAAGATGTTAAGGTACTTGATAACAACGATTACACAGGTCAGTATCTACGCTATTTCAATAGAATAGGGTTAGATCGGCCTAACGATGACGGTCGTGTATTATTAGGTCAAGTTGGATTTTCAGCATCAACTAATTTTAATAATGTCTATGTTTATACAGTACCGTCTAATCAACCTGTAATAAACGAACAGTTACCTAACTTTTTAAATCCGGCACAAAAGCAGATAATTAGTAATTTCTGTATAGATAAGAAAGACGTAACACATAACGTTGTAATAGCAGATCCAATATTTAAAGCCATTAGCTTCGGTGTAGGTAGTTCTGCAATTCAAACAGATCCAGACACATTAGATGATATAGTTAATAACTCGTTTATACGTTTAAGTGTTGATCAGAATATTGCAGCGAGTAGTAGCTCTATAAGAACTAAGGTTCTTAATATATTTAAGAAGTATTTCGATCTTATACAACTTGGCGGTGTAGTAGAGACTGGTAATATATCGAGAGATATACTCAATATTGATGGTGTTATTAATATTGACACTGTTAATGGTGATAACGTTACACCGAACTTAAGCTTCATAGTTTGGAATCCAGATTATAGATTAGAAGATAACCTAATTCAAACTCAGGAATACAATCTCGAAGATTATGAATTTGCTTACTTTTACGAAATATCAAATATCACAAGTAAAATTGCAATACAGAGGCTTTGATATTAAATAAAGGTATATGTCTCTAAGTGCATTACAGTTAGACAGCTCTGGTGAGTTTGATCTTTTATATAACTTCTTTTACGTAAAGAATTATACTGGTCAAGAATCCTACTCTAGCTATGCACTTCCTATTACACCCCTCACCTTTATACCTAATTTAACTGATGGTATAGAAGACTTTATAAGTAATAAGCGGCTGGTTTGGGATTTTGGTGATGGTACTACAACAGAGACCATAACTGCTAGTCATGCATACACAACACCTGGTAGATATAAAGTTACATGTTATTTATATGATAGTAAAGGAACTGGCTACTTTGATACATACAGCGCTAAGGTAGATATCTCTGATTACATAGAAGATAAGCTTTTAATATCTAGTGTTAACAATACCTTAACTGGTACAGAAAGTTCTTTAACAGGGCCTGCTATAGAGATTACTCGATTTAATTCATATCGATCTGTAGAAAGTGGTATGCCTACAATTACCCCATATGCATCCGGTAGTGACGGTGTAGACAGGGATTACTTTTCAAGAGACCTTATTAACAATACATACGGTCACTTATACCCGTTTACATCCTTCTATCAATACCTAACAACTAATAGTATTGTTGAGTCTGTAGAGGTTGATAGTGTGACAACTGTTGATACAAACATATATGTTAAGCTTGATAGTAGTAATAATTTAGTGCATACTACATCAACTGACCCTGATGGTGTATTTGCAGGTTTATCAGGTATTGGAGATGTCTACTTTAAGAGTGATTACCTAAATGATTATAATTTAATATTTGGCTTTAAGACTGGTGATATATTTAAATATACAAACACAACTAGCTACGCTCTATCAACATCTCTTTCTGCTAATGTAGATTATAATTCCCTATCTATAACTTCTAACGGTATAGACGGTGAGGGAGCTGCCATTACAAGCTTTAATATTAACAGTAGTAAGTTTGCTAATACTAAAATAGCTTTTGTAGTTAAGGTTAAAGATAGTAACTTTAACTCTATTAAGAACCTACCACTACTTAGTGCAGTACCGTCATCCCCAGCTCTTAATATAGTTTTAACAGATGGTACTACAGATTATAACGCTGCGTTTACTTCCAACTTCCAAGAGCTATCAACATTAGATAGAGGTAGTTTCTTTAAAGGGTACTTTACTACAACTAATGGTGCCGATTTAACCAATGTATATTTATCTGCTTACACTGTTTATAATTCAACTACACTATCAGGTGCTAGTAATACATTTACTATCCACCCTAGCAGTTATTATATAGTTGCTAAGCATAACGAAGATATCAACTTTAAAGATACATTTGCAGAGGTAGTACAGCAGCCGTTATTTACAGACGCTCCTATACTTATGAATGATTTCTTAGGTAGTATATTCGGGGATCTTAGTTCTGCCCAAGATAGTATTGGTAAAAGTACATACGAAAAAATACAAAACTTCTTAGATAATAATAGCGTTATTGATACTGCTAATGTTGATCAACTCGCTTCTTTACTTAAGACTATCGACTTACCTTCAATACCTAAATACAGCTTCCCACCAAAACTTAAGCGATTAGTTGATTTGCTGTCTATTAGTAAGAGTAAATTATTTGGGTATAAAAATTTAAACAATAAGGACTATAATACTTACGGTTATAGAGAGAGTGAAGTGTATGGACAAAATTTAGGTGATGCACTTACAATAACTAGTAAAGTGGTACCAGGTGATATAGTTGTAGGGTTTGAAAAGTATAGTGGTACTTACGTAGCGCTTAACACTAACGTACCCCTATCTGCTTCACAAGCCCCACCACTGTTTTCTGATCCTGGTATATTCTATAGCTCATCCACCGGATCGATGCTTCCAAGTTCAGGTACTGCTAATAAGTACTACATTTTAAGTGCTTTTGATTCATCTTGGGGATGGCCTATTTTATCAGGAGGTGGAAGAAGTATATTTGATATATATAACTTCTACTATCAAAAAGAGCTAACTGGTGATATTACTGGATCAATTATAAACTTCAGTGACGGTAACACAACAATAACACACAACATGTCATCATACAGTGATTGGACGCAAGACAATGGTATAGTATCAAACATCTTCGCTAACGCTTTATATGATGGGTTGGATCTATTTTAATAACTTATAAACATATGGTTGAAGAAAATTACAGAGAAGTAAAAGTTAATTACTCTATAACTAATATAGAGACTGTTGATGCAAAAGACACTGTATCACCTTTCTCTTTTCTTGATTTTATTCAATACACCAAGATTGACTACACTCCAGAAGAATATAGCTCTTTTTATACTGCCTACCTTAAAAAGTATTATTCATTAAAGACCACTTCAAAGCAGAGTCAGGAAGACCTCTTTAAAGAATATTATAGGCAGTTTATAGAAGAAATAGTAATTAGCTATACTACAGAGAACGAAAAGAGATTCTTACAGAAGATAGACTTTACAGATCCCGAAGACTTAGATATTGCAATACCTTTCTTTGCTAATAAACTGAAGGAGGTTGCTCTATTTTATAAAAAGAGACGTGATGAAAGTAAGTATGTAATCGAAAGAAACAAACTTAAAGGCAGTACTACAGGAGTTGAAAAAGCTATTTTTGATAACATTTATAACTATATACTAACTGCTGAAGACACCTTAAACGCTAAGACCTTTAATATCGATAGTGTTACTGCTAAACTTGGTATTAATATAGAAGAGTATATCGATGTATATGGGAATTATTTTGATCTTCCTAGGACCACAGTCAGTGAAGATTTAAAGCGCGATGAATTATATTCAAGTAATTTAAATGATATTGATGCAAAGTATTATATTGATCCACTAGGTATACAAGCACTAACTACTACAAGCTTTTTATCTGGAATAGAAGCATTTAAAATTAACCCGCCGGTTATAACAGCAGACACTTTTGATGCTATTTGCGACCCTGATAATCCATTAGCTGAACTATTTAGCAATGAAACAAAAGGAGGGTTAACCATTGCTGATGTCTATAGATTAAAGCGACAACTGCTTAGTAAGTATGTTGGTACAGATATATATTATTTAGATACTTCAGTAACTCCGGCTGTTTCTGGATTATTAATTCGATCAGAAAATCCGACAAATAATTTACTTAACTTACAAACAGCTGATACTGCTACTGTTCCAAGTAATGATGCTAGATTATTAAGAGATGTTGGTTTATTCTTCGAACCTGATGATATAGGCTTGTTTAAGCTAAATGCTGACAACTATACCTATTCAATAGATAGAAGTAATTTAGAAAGTGACTTCTTTTATGTTTTCCCGGATCCTAACTTATACGGGAACGTATCAACAAACCCACAGAGCGAATATCCTATACAATTTAGAATTGATAATAGGCGAAATTCTAGAAACGTTTCTAGTGGCTTAGCGTCTGGAGACCCTCTTATAGATAATAAAGCTACTACGTTTGAATCGTATACTACAAAAGAGCGTTCAACATCAGAATTAAAAAATTTAAATACTATTAGTGAGAAGTTAAATTTCTCTGATTTATATAATGAAGGAGCTATATCAAAATATCAATTTGATTCATATGGTAATGAATATGCATTATTCAAAGCTAGCTTACCAAAGGCTCGTGTTGCACCAGCAAACGCAAATATTTTAAATTTGATTCTAAATGGTCACACTTTTTATGATATATACGAAGGTTATACCTTTAACTATTCCACAGCTTAAAAAACGGTACTACTATAAGATCCGGACTTACTGCAAACACTAACGGTTATGCTAACTTATCTGATTTTTATACTCTATACTTTAGAGAATTTTACCCTTACCAGGAACTAGCAGAGGTTGTAAGAAATATAGTACCTATATATAGAGATGGTGGTGCATTCACATTTCTTGACGGTTCCTTGTTACCTGAGCCGTTTAATGGTTGGGATCCCCGCTTTCCAGGTCCTCGCAACTACTATTATACGGTTTTCGCTGACGCGACATTTCCTGTCGATATATCAGTCACTACAGATCAAGCACCGTTAAGTACAGTAACTACAGAATTAGCAGAATCTATTATAACTGGTGAAGTAGAGTTTAATTTTCTTACAGATATTAAGAACTACCTTTCCGCTACTAATCTCACGTATAGGTATTACGAATGTGGTTATTTTGCTGATGATATAAAGGTTAATAATGACTTTAATTATGAAAATAGTTATCGCTATATAGATAGTATTGATACACGAGCTACTACTACATTAGCAATATCTGCTACAGGAAACTTACTTACAAAAGAAGAGCGTAGAAGCTTAGAGGGTAAGTTATATGTTAAGAATCAAAGCTTTTCAACTTCTTCACCCTTACAATCTGCATTAGAGTTAACCTTTAGTAAGTATAGTAATTCGATTCAATATGACATCTTTAATCATATTGTAGATTTTGATATTATAGGAGATAACATCTTTATTGAAACACCAAACAACTTAGTTATCGATGTTATTAATTACGACGGCAGTAAGTTTAATATTTCAAATAATAACAATACCTTATTCTCTATTAATTCTGCTAGTAAGATAGAGAAATTTTCTAATAGGTTGTTTGTTGAGAGATCAAATAAAGCATACTTTACTAAGTTTACTGCTGTTACTAGTAATAATGCTAAAAATTACTGGTCAGTAATTCCAAGTATCTACGAATATAATCTTAGCAATAATACATATGAAAAAGGATTCCCAGTCAGTACTACTACAGATATATTAACAACATTCCAAGTAAGTATTTCTGGTGCAGGTAATAATAACTTTACACCAGAAGAGGTTATTACACCGTATCTTACCTTTAACAGTGTTAATAACTTATTCAAACTAACATACATTGTGAGTGATATAAATGAATTGGCTCACTTTGTGGATTTAGAGTTAACAATAGAAGGTACTAATTTAGTTTTAAGTAATATTTCAAAATATGATACTACTAACAGTTTAATTCGATCATCAACATTCGGCAATAACTCTCTGTTTGCCGATATTAGTGCTAACTCCGGCTCTTACAACATAAACTCAACCTCATTTCTATTATCAGCATGAATACTGTATACGTAACTCTAAGCTCTATTTATAGTAATACGACTTTAACTCAAAATAACCTCTACCTTAAAGGAGATTCAACATTACAGTTTATTCTTACCGGGGTATCAGAAGAGGTTAACGATGTTATCTCTTTAGAAATAAATTGGGGTGATTCAACTATAGAAAATTATAAGAGAGATTTAGTATATAACTATAAAGAGAAATCAATATTTACCGAAATTCTCTACGGTAAGTTAGGTGGTAGTGTGATGACTGATTACAATCATACACTTTCTTTGAATCCATCATCAAATTTTACTGCCCTCACTGCGCAGTTGTTAATTTACTATTCTAACGGTGTTTACGCAGATATATACTTACCACTAACATTAGTAAGTGAATCTTATTACGATAATATAAAGAAATTTGCTATTAACAATACTCAAATGAATTCTCTCTCTTCATCTAATACTATAGCCAATTTACAGAGTAAATTTAACAAACAAACATATATTACATACTTACAAAAATAGTACGATGTATTAAATATATGTGGTGGCAACGACAATACATAAATCAGTTAGCTCTATAGCTTTCCCAGAAGCAGCATATTCAGATAGCTTTGTTACGTTTAAGCAGACTAAATCTAATTTAGAGCAGCAATTCAACGTTACAAGTATACACGCGCTGTCAGGAGCTCTAGATACTCGAATTAATAATTACTCTTCGTTGTATCTATCAGATAAAAATCTCTTATCTAATTTTATTGAGCTTTCTTCTCTTGACTCAAATAACTTAAACACCGTTACTACAAAATTAGCGTTCTATAAAGGTATTGATCAAGATCTCGAGTATATGTATATTTTTAATACTAACTCTGTTTCAGCTACCGATATACAAAAGCCTGTTGGTATTAAAACTTTAAAAGATGTTAACGCGTTTGCTAATAATTATAATTTTGAATTAGAAGTTGTAGATAGTAGATTACTTCGCATTAAACATAACAATGGTAGATCAGATTATTTCTTAAATTATGATACAGGTACTAATGGCGTTGTTTTCTATAATTATGATGAAGATATTTCACTAGTTACAAGCGAGAGATTAGATACCTTTAGATATAACATCGATAGTGATGGGTATTTACAAATCTATAAATTTATTAATGATGAGCTTAAGGTACTTGCTTTAAGTGGTAGCGCGTTAACATTTACGCAGATGGTCAGTAGTAGTTTAAATAGAAACTCTAATAATTTAATTTTAATTGATTACAATAATGATGTAGCTCCATCAAGTATCAATAATTCTTTTATTACCTATATTAACGATAAAAGAGAAAATCTTATTATTGATACTAGTAGTAGTAGTTTTACTAACAAAGGTCAGTACTTACTACACACTAACTACAACACCATTTCTGCTAGTTCTTTTAATCTTAACTATCTAACTCTAGATAACAATAGATCTGAATACAACTTTATTAAAAGAGGTTCAAATATGTTTGATACTCCTTATGGTGTACCAAGTTTCGATTATAGAGACTACAATACTTTACATTCTGGTAATGAGCAAGAAAGGGGTACCGAAAAATTACAGTTAAACTACGTGTTTTATGATAAAGATATTTTTATTACAAATGATACAGATACTTTCTTTAAAGCACCGTCTTCTATATATCCATACGAGAGGCTTAATGTAAATGATACTACATTTGCAGCAAATGGCGCGTTCGCAGGACCTTCGCCTATTTTGTCTGATAAATTATATGTAAAACGATCGGCTAGTGATCAATATAATAACGGTAGATATCTATGCACGTGGTTGTCTGCTGGAGATTTAAATCAGCAAGGTATTTGGGTAGATAGATATTATTATCCAGATAAAATAACTAAATTTGAAGCTTTATCTAGCGCGGCGTTATATACCCCTACATTTACTGACAGTATCGATAGTATTAGTTTAGGTATTACAGATCAACTGCTTACAAAAGAGAAGTTTTTCGATAAAAAGAGTGACGCCGCTATTACCCCTAATATTAATTTGAAATATGAAAGAGTTGGAAAAGAAACTATAAAGGGTATAGTTAATTCTTCCTCACCTCTAATGTCATCGTTCGATAATTACTATATATCAAAGTTTGTGAGTGGTGAAGTTCAAAATATTTGTTATTCTTGTAATGATACTTCTTTTGATTTTGACGGTACATTTTATTCTAAATTAAGTGTATATGAAAGTATTAATAAATCTAAATCCTTTACTATATCTTTTGATTTATGGATTGATTCTAGCCTACAATATGGTTATCAATTACTCGGTAATAATACTAATGCTGGATTTGGACTATTCCAAGATCAAACTTCTACCCCATTTATTCACGTTGTAAGTGGTAACGTGCTCTATATCTATAATAGTGATTATGTTTTATTAAATAAAGTAACCTTTATACGTAAGATTAAAAACGTGTTTAAGCGAGGTGCTTTAGATGAATATATAATAGCGTGTAACGGTAATTTATTTTATAGAGTAGGGCCCCAGGGAAATAAGTTAAGATTAGAATGCTCCTCTGAAATTGAGAATTATATAGGATTTCATCAAGAAGATGATTTTATAGATTTTATCGATACCACAGGCACTGTTCATAGATTGGATGTATTAACGCTTGAATCTAAAACTCTATCTGCAGCTGAATTTGATGTATATAAAAAGGAGTTGTGCTTATACGATAACGTTATAATTCGGGATGGTATAGATTATAAGCTACCTGGATCAAAAACAAGATGGGAGAATGATGAAACAGTATTTTATGTTGTTGATAAGTATGTTGTTAAGCATAATTTTAGACAAGGACCAGAAGCATTCTTAAGATCAAATACTACTATTAACGATATTAATATTATCGATAATACTATTAGTATAGCCACTGGAAATAAACTATACCAGTATGAAACTTCAGGAGTATTTAGCCTATCTGCAGATATAACTACAGCTAAGACATCTGTTAATACTTCACCGTTATCTAGCGGTTCTATTATAACTATTGATTATGTCAATCACTATGTTAGTGGAAAACAGCATGTATACCCTATATTACTATGCGAGAGTGATAATAAAGAATTATATATGGTAAAGGGTGTAGGTAATCAATTAAGTGCTACCCGGCTAACTAGTGATAACGCTTTTGGTATAGTTAGTAGAGATAATAACACGCCAGATGTAAGATTGACCAATTATAACACTCTTAATCGAACGCTTGATGCGAAGAGTTTAGATTTTAAATTAACTTTACAAAACTACTTGGATACACAAGATTATATAACTAAAACAATATCGTTTGATACTAATACTTTACCTATCGGTTATCATAATTTTACTTTTAGATTTGATAGTATACAAGGAAATATGACTCTGTATATGGATGGTCAATTATACAAAAATTTAACCTTATCTCCTGGTAAGTACCAAATACAGGATATATTTAAAGACGAACTTTATGTTGGATCTGCAGGATTTCAAGATGGTACTGACCTGGCTACTTATCTCAGACAACCGGAATATTTTTACACTAGTAACATGCAGGTTCGTAATTTATTTGCTTATGATAAAGCAATAAGTACAACTTTAGTATATGCTTTATATTTGTTCGAACAAAAAGTAGATAATATTGTACTATCATTACCGGCAGGTCAGCGGGTTAATAAAACTCAGATAGAAAAATATTTTAAATTAGATCGTCATAAT